CAACTGACACAAGTACCATTAGAACCCAAATGATTATTTATAATCAAAAAAATATCAGAAAATATTATGCCCAACAATTACAATAAATATTTAACTAAAGAGGATGTTTTTCAAAGTGCCATTATGGATTATTTTTCTATGCAATATCCGGATGCATTTGTGATTCACGTTCCAAACGAAGGGAAAAGAACACCATATGAAAGATTTAAATTTAAAAAACTTGGAGGTGTTGCCGGTGTCCCTGACATCCTTTGCTTTGATTCTAATGCCGATTTTAACGGTTTAGCGATCGAATTAAAGGTAAAACCTAACAAACCCACAGAGAACCAAAAAAAGTGTCTTAAAACGCTTAAAAATAAGAATTGGAAAACAAGTGTTTCTTATGATTTTGATAACTGTAAAAATTTAATTGATGAATATTTTGGAAACATTTGAATATATTAGTGGAATATATGCTTTGATTATGAGTATTATGGTTTTAATTTTAATGTTTTACAAATGAGTATTCACGAGTTTAAAAACGTTTTTTGGAATGAAATCGACCAACGTGTTTGGCGAACCAATACATCTATGGATGATATTTCTATTCGATATGATTATGTCGGAAGGATGACCGAAGCCGAATTTGAATTTTTTCTTGAAATACTTTTCGAACTTTTTGACGATGATAAAATCACAATAAAACAATTTCGAGATATTTTTGTTGAACTTAGAAGTTTTTCAAACCAACTTAAAGACATAACTGAGGAATAAAAATGAAACCAAACTATTATGCAATCATCCCGGCAGATGTTCGGTATGATGAACGATTGACCCCAAACGCCAAATTACTCTATGGTGAAATTACTGCCTTATCTAATAAAAAAGGATTTTGTTTTGCCACAAACAAATACTTTTCTGAACTCTATAAAGTGTCAAAAGTGTCAATATCCAAATGGATAAATCAACTCATTGAATTTGAGTATTTAAATGCCCAGTATGAATTGGATGAAAATAAAATTAGTACCCGTAAACTTTTCTTAAACCCACAAAGAAAACTTAAAGGGGGTATTAAAGAAAAGTTAATGGATAATAGTATAGTAAATAGTAATAATAATATAAATATTAATACCCCAAAATCAAAAACAACGAAAAAAGTGTCTGATTTTGCGGACAACTATATTAAATGTTATGATGCCATAATTGAATTATTTCCACAAAGGACAAGACCAAAAACAACGGCACAAAAAATAAAATGGCTTGATACTATCCGATTGGCAGATGAAAAAGATAATTGCAACCCAAGGCAACTTTGGTGGATAGTGAACAAAGCAAGAAAAGATTCATTTTGGGAAAAAAATGTTTTAAGCATTCCGGAACTAAGAAAATCAAAAGAGGGTAAACTCCCGAAATTAGAACAACTTATTCAAAAACTTGGAGGAAGGGAATTTGATGCACTACGATAAAAACAAAACAAAACAAACCGAAAAAAGGTGTTTGAAGGCACTTTCAAAATATGGTGACTTTAAATTGTCTGACAACGAGTTTTCACTATTTGACATTTATGGTTTTACAAATGGCATTAAAACTCTAATTGAAGTAAAAGAAAGGTCCGAAATGTGGGATCAATGGTATATTGAAAAACAAAAAATTGACAATCTCATTAAATTAAAGAATAAAACAAAAGACCCGCTGAGGATATATTTAATGATTGTCGTTGAAAATGATGGATTTCTTTTCAAGGTTGATGACATATTTGAAACTGGAAAAATTCAGCGAGTAAGAATGAACAAGCAAACATCAAAAGATTTTCCAAAGTCAGATATAAAAATTAGAAAAGAAATTATTAATTTTCACCACCAACTAAACTTATTAAAACTAAAACTAAATGATCGATGAATTTCTAAGCCTTGGCATTGAACTTAAATCTAACGCTAACGTACAAAAAACAAAATGCCCAAAGTGTTCTCACACAAGAAAAAACAAATCCGACCCTTGTTTGTCGGTAAATATTGAAAAGGGTGTTTACAATTGCCACCATTGTAATTGGTCAGGTAATGTCAAATTCAAACCAAAAAAGGAATACATAAAACCGGTTGAAACTAAAATTGAATTATCTGACCGGACAATTGGATGGTTTTCTAAAAGAGGTATTTCCACCGCAACACTATCCCATTGGAAAATTGGAGAATCAACAGAGTATTTTCCACAAGTTGACAAAAGGAGAAAGGCAATCAATTTTAATTACTACCGAAATGGCGAACTGATAAACACTAAATTCCGGGATGGTGAAAAGAATTTTAAAATGGTAAGCGGTGCCGAACTTATATTTTACGGAATTGACAACATCAAGGAAATGGACACCATTTACATTGTCGAGGGTGAAATGGATGCATTGTCGCTATCGGAGGCAGGGATTTATTCTGTTTGTAGTGTTCCCAATGGCGCATCCAAAGGAAACCAACGCCTTGAGTATCTTGATAATTGTTGGGAATACTTCGATAAAAAAAAGCAAATCGTTTTATGTACCGACAACGATGATGCCGGTTTATCACTTAGAAATGAACTCGCAAGAAGGTTTGGAAACTACCGTTGTAAATATGTTGATTTTGGAGAGTACAAAGATGCCAATGAGGTACTTACAGAAAAAGGTGCCGAAACACTTCGGTCAATACTTAAAGAAACCAAGTCATTTCCACTTGAAGGGGTGATAAATATCAACGACATTTGGCAAGATGTTATCAACTATAATGAAAAGGGCATTGTAAATTACTCAATCCAACTTGCGGACTCGGATGAGTGGTTTAAAATGGCTTTTGGGGAGTGGTCAACCATTACCGGAATACCCAATTCAGGGAAATCGGATTTTGTCGATCAAATATCTTGCAATCTTGCCCTTAAATATGGATTTAGAACGGCATACTTTTCCCCGGAATCATTTCCATACGAAAGTCACATAAAAAGATTGGCAAATAAACTTAATGAAAAACATTGCACTACCGATGACCTAAACCGAACAAAAAACTTTATTGAGGAGCATTTTTATTTTGTAAAAATAGACCTACAAAATTTGACATTGAAATCGATACTTGATAAATTTCGTGAACTCGTTTTTCAAAAAGGTGTCAACGTTTTAACAATTGACCCTTGGAATATGCTTGACCATTCGGCACAAAAAGACCATTCTTATGTCGGTCGGGTACTTTCGGAAATTACCCAATTTGTACAACAAACAAACACACATCTTTTTTTGGTTGCACACCCAAGAAAAATGGAATCCGACAATGGCATTTTTAAAATACCAACGCCCTATGATATAAGTGGTTCATCTGACTTTTTTAATAAGTCTTATAATTGTTTAACCGTTTACCGGTCAATTGGCGAAATGACAAAATATGAATCCGATTCGGTGCAAGTACATATCCAAAAGGTTAAAAGAAAAGAAAACGGAAAACAAGGATATTTCACCGTTGCACCTGATTTTAAAAATGGGGGTGTATATAAACCCATTGATGAAAAGAAAAACAGAATCACAGTCGTAAAAGACACGATACCTTTTTAATGAATCTAAACGAATATTTTGATGCGTTTCGATGGTGTGAAAATAACTCCATCCGATGCTATCCAAAACCTAAAGGAAAAGAGTTTATTTTAGTTTATGAGATAAACGGACAACCCAAAACATCCGGCAAAACATATTCCAAAAAAGAATATGACACCAAGTGGAAAGAATTTTATATTTACCTTTACAAAAAATTTAAAGATGTTTGAAATTGAATTTTTTCCCCTTTACGGTTTCACGGTTGGTTTTAATTATTCTAATGATAACCTTTTGGAAATAGATGAGGAAAAAGATTTTAAACACACCATCCAAGTGTTCATTGGAATATTTGGATTCAACATTAATTGGTACATTGATAAATAAAAAAGGAAATGGGAAAAAGGGTAAACATTTCGGTGATCAAACCGAATGAGGAAAATCCTCGTTTTATAACTGACCAAAAATTCAAAAAGTTAGTTAAATCAATAAAAGAATTTCCGCAGATGCTTGAAGTCCGACCACTTGTCGTGGATGAGAACTTTATGGTATTGGGTGGTAATATGCGTTTGAAGGCATTAAAATCTGCCGGTGTTTTTGAGGTGCCAATCCAACAAGTCAAAGGATGGACTGATGACCAAAAAAAGGAATTTATAATCAAAGACAACCTTGGATATGGGGAATGGGATTGGGATATTGTTGCTAACGATTGGGACATACAAAAGTTAAAAGATTGGGGAATGGATTTGCCAGATTTTCCTGATCCTGAACTTGATGCGGAGGAGGATGATTATGAGGAACCCGATGATTTGCAAGTGGATGTTGTTTTGGGTGATTTAATAGAAATGGGAGAGCATCGTTTGCTTTGTGGTGATAGTACGGATTCTGATCAGGTTGCAAAACTTATGGATGGCAAAAAAGCGGATATGGTTTTCACTGATCCGCCTTATGGAATAAATGAAAAAGGTGATCGAAGCAAAAGAGGTGGTTTAACTAAAGGCAACAATCTGCCTGACTTTAAAGATGATTCAATTCAATACGCAATTGATGCTTTTAATAATCCACAAAATATAAATATACCAACGCAAGTTTGGTTTGGTGCAAACTACTACTGCCATTCAATTCCTCAAGGAAATAATTGGCTTGTTTGGGATAAAAGGGTTGAAGAAAAACAAAGGGACACGCAGAGTGATTGTGAACTTGCTTGGATAAAATCAAAATATAACTCTGTTAGGATATTTAGGCATTTGTGGAAGGGAATGATGAAAGATAGCGAAAGAGGTCAAAAAAGAGTACACGCTACGCAAAAACCAATTGCTTTAATTGATTGGTGTATTAAAGAGTATTCAAAAGATGCAAAATTGATATTAGATTATTTTGCAGGAGGTGGCTCAACAATGGTGGCATCACACCAACTAAAACGCAAATGCTACGGAATGGAACTTGATCCAAAATATTGTCAAGTTATAATTGGTCGAATGATAAAACTTGATCCAAATATTGAGGTTAAAATCAATGGCAAAAAATATCACTAATTTTGTAATATGAAACAAAATGCAACTGCTATAAAAAAGAGAGCGATGATCGAGGCATTGGAAAAAACCCTTGGTGTGGTTACAACTGCCGCAAAGATGGTTGGCATTGATAGGGTTACCCATTACCGGTGGTTGGAGGCTGATGAGGAATATCGTGAAAACGTTGATGATGTTCAAAATGTTGTCTTGGATTTTGCTGAATCGGCATTGCATAAGATGGTTGAAAATCACAACCCTGCGGCAACTTTATTTCTATTAAAAACAAAAGGGAAAAAACGAGGATATATTGAACGCCAAGAAATTGCCCACGAAGGAAATGTCCAATCTACACTAATAGAATGGAAACCGGCAGACAAAGAAAAGTAGAACAAAAGTGCAATCGCCAATTCTACGATTTAATAAATTCAGATAAAAGATTCAAAGTCCTACAAGGAGGTACCCGGAGTGGCAAGACATATGCCATTTGTCAATATGTGGCGTACATTCTAACGACCGAAAAAGAACCATTGACCATTTCCCTTATAAGAAAAACTTTACCGGCATTAAAAGGCTCTATTCAAAGGGACTTTATTTCTATATTGGAACAGACCGGAATGTATTTTGATGGCAATCACAATAAAGCGGAGAACACTTTTAGGTATGGCAAACACCTTGTGGAGTTTTTGTCGGTTGATGAGCCGCAGAAAATCCGTGGTCGTAAACGCAACATAGCCGTGTTAAACGAGGCAAATGAATTATTACTTGAGGACTTTCGCCAAATCAATATGCGAACCACAGACAATATCATTATGGACTTCAACCCATCCGACCCGGTTCATTGGATATATGATGACATCATTCCAAGGGAGGATTGTGACACTTGGATAACCACATATAAAGACAATATGTTTTTATCGGATGACCTTGTTTATGAGATTGAAAGGATGCGTGAGCGTGATCCGGATTATTGGAGGGTGTTTGGCGAAGGGCAAAAGGCAGTCTTTTCCGCTCGGCAGATATTCAACAATTGGAACTTTATTCCCCACAAAGATTTTCCTGAATTTGATTTGCATACCGAGGCGGTCATTGGATTGGATTTTGGATTTAGCAACGATCCCTCAGCGGCATCAATAATTTTCCGAAAATCAGATAAATTGTATGTTCACGAAATATTGTACAACACCGGGATGACCAACGGTGACATCGCTGATTATTTCAAGGCAAATGGTTATGATCAAGTGTTAACGTTTTATGATAGTGCAGAACCAAAGTCCGGGGAGGAACTCCGAAGGGCAGGGTTATTATGCAAACCGGCAATCAAAGGTCAAGGATCAATCACCGCCGGTATTTCATTACTCAAGGAATACGATGTCATCGTAAGCCAAGAATCAAAAAACATATTCAAGGAATACAATGGGTATTATTGGGAACAATTAAAAGATGGCACAATCATAAATAAGCCAGTTGACCGTTTGAACCACCAAATGGACTGCCTTCGATACGGCGTTTATTCGCAATACTCCAAGCGAAATGACTTCTTTGTTATTTAATTATTATTTTTGTAAAAATATAGACTTTAATGGCATCAATATTCGATAATTTCAAAAGGCTCGTGACTAAAAACGGTCAAGCCACAAATTCACAATTTAATCGGGCGATATATAACTTTTTAGGCGATACAATCATCACAAGTGCTGAGAATGATGATTCGTATATCAATAAGGGTTATCGTTTCAACTCAACCGTTTATTCGATTGTCAATCTCATTACAAAGGCGGCATCAACAGTTCCGTTCCAAGTCTATGAGGTGCAAAGTCAAAACGCACTTAAAAGATACAAGGCACTAACATCAAACGGATTCGATGCCAATGCAGTCCATAAATCTCAAGTGATTTTAAAGAACTCTATGATTGAATTGGAGGGAACTGAAATACACGAACTATTAAACCGACCAAACCCCGCACAATCTTACGCATCTTTTTTGTCTGAGGTCATTGCATTTGGTAAGTTAACCGGAAACCGTTACATCTACGGAATTACACCGGAGAGGGGTGCAAACCAATCCAAGTATGGTGAACTTTACGTTCTACCAAGTCAAGCGATGGAAATACATTCCGGTGGCTTTATGAAACCGGTTGACCATTACACTTTGGAATACAATGGCACGTTTCAAATCGATGCGGATGATGTTTGCCACATAAAAGATTTCAATCCTTATTTCGATGGGTCAGGACAAAATCTTTATGGAATGTCCCCACTTAGGGCGGGACTTCGTTCAATGGATGCCAACAATGAGGCACTCACTACCGGGGTCAAATATTTACAAAACCAAACGGCAAGGGGTGTTCTTATGTCTGAGGAAGGCGATTTGAATGAAGTACAAGCCAAACAACTCAAGGAAAAATTCAGACAACAATATCAAGGTTCAACCAATGCCGGGGATGTTATCATTACCCCCAAGAAGTTGTCGTGGGTAAACTTTGGATTAAACGCCGCAGACCTTTCCCTTATCGAACAGTACAACACCACCATCAAAGACCTTTGCAATGTTTACAATGTCCCGGCGGTGTTGCTTAACAATGTTGAATCGGCAACGTACAACAATATAAAAGAGGCACGAAAAATGCTATACACCAATTCGGTGATCCCGGAACTTATGAAAATAAGGGATGAACTGAATCGTTGGTTGGCACCAAAGTATGGCGAAAAGGTGTTTATTGATTTTGATTATACCACAATCCCGGAACTGCAAGAGGAAACCGACAAGGTGGTTGCTCAGATGTCCCAAGCGTGGTGGCTTACACCAAACGAGAAACGTGCGGCGATGTCTTATGGTAAGGATGAAGAGAACGAAAGGATGGATGAATACTACATCCCGGCGAATCTTTTGCCACTTGGTGATTCCGATATGCCCGATATGACACCCGAACCAATAGAGATTGAACCGGCAGAAAAAAGACAGGTGCCGGGGATGAACGATATATTTACAACAATTAGTGAGGCGCAACAACGAGCAAACGAAATGGGTGGTGAAGGTTACCACCAACACACTTACGATGGTTATACCGTTTATATGCCATTTGAAACTCACGAGGAATATGAGGCGGCAAAAGACAATCGCCTTGATGAATTTTATGGCGAAATGGATGCCGATTCTTTTGACTACAATTTCGAACTCGATAGTCGATATGATGATGATGAGGATACCGACTCAGATGAAGGAGAAATCATCCAAAAAGCACCTCAAATTCGTGGCGCAATGGAAACGGCGTTGCGTAACAAAGTAAAAGACCATAATGAGGAATATGGTGACAACCCGGCAAAGAGAGCAACCTATTCAATGTTGGCAAGGTCATTTGTAAGGGGGATTGGTGCATATCGCACAAACCCATCATCTGTTCGCCCAAATGTATCAAGTGAAGATCAATGGGCATTGGGTAGGGTCAACGGATTACTTTATGCACTTAGAACTGGCAAATTCAAAAGAAGGGCATACGATACCGATTTACTCCCGGAGGAACACCCATTATCATCAAAAGGCAAAACAGAAAAGGCGGAAACTTATTCCGATTACCCACAAGGTGCAACCAACAACGCCAAGCGAATGTTGGAATGGCGTGAGAAATATGGTCGTGATGTTGTCCGGGGTGGGACAAATATAGGTTGGCAAAGAGCCAATCAACTTGCAAGTCGTGAGGCATTATCATTGGACACCGTAAAGCGTGTCAACTCATTTTTAGCAAGGCACAAGGACAACGCAAAGATTGACCCACAATATAAAGACGAACCCT